AAAGATTAAGCGACAACGATATTACACCACGCGGATCTATAGTAAAATTTGATTTGGAAGAATTTTATAGTCCAAGCGCATTAGAACGCGCTGACATATATCAAAAACTTATCCCACTAGGCGTTATGACAATTAGTGAGGCAAGAGAAAGGGAAGACTTAATAAATGAATAACTTTATTAAATTCTCAACCGACATTATCGCAGCTAATTCTTCAAAAAGAGAATTAACAGGCGTTATTGTTCCTTTCAATGAAGTCGGTCACACAAATATGGGAGACGTTGTATTTCAACAAGGCTCATTAAAAATCGGTGAAGGTATTAAACTTTTTACTGAACACGATATGACTAGACCAATTGGAAAACTATCAAGATATGAAGAAGACGATAAAGGAATTATCGGCACATTCAAAATCGCAAGAACAAACGCAGGAGACGACGCATTAGCAGAAGCACAAGAAGGTTTACGAACTGGATTTAGTGTAGGCGCTATGATTGACGACTATGTGACAAAAGGTGAACAAGTAATTGTAAACGAAGCCACATTAAAAGAAGTTTCACACGTCACATTCCCTGCTTTTGGCGAGCACGCACAAATAACCGAAGTAGCTGCAAGCGCAGAGCCTTCACAACCAACAGAAAGTGAGGAAACTATCGTGTCAAACGAAGTTACCCCAGAAGTAGTAGAAGAAGTAGCAAAGGCTGTAGAAGCCCCAGCTGTAGAAGCTGCAGAACGCAACGTTCGCCCAGCAATCTTCACAGCACCAAGAAGCCCAATTGTTTCAAAGGGTTCATACTTGGAACACTCATTAAGAGCAGCACTTGGCAACGAAGAAAGCCGTCAATATGTAATGGCAGCTGACACCACAACCAACAACGCTGGTTTTATTCCAACACCACAAGCAACCGAAGTAATTAACGGAATTGCTAATGCTGATCGTGGTTTAATTGACGCAATCTCAAAAGGAACTTTACCAACTTCAGGTATGACTTTTGAAATTCCTAAAATTACAACAGCCCCAACAGTTGCACAAGCAGACGAAGCAGCAGCTTTATCCGAAACAGATACAGCTTCATCTTTTGTTTCTGTGAGTGTGAAAAAATTTGGAGGCCAGCAAAGTTTTTCTGTAGAGCTTCTTGATAGGAGTTCGCCAGTATTCTTTGATGAATTAGTTCGTCAAATGGAATTTGCTTATGCAAAAGCCACAGACGCTTACGTAGCAGGACAATTAGGTGCTTCTTGCGCATTAGCAACAGCAACCCAAGATAATACTGCAGCTGGTTTACTTGGTTACGTTTCTGCAGGCGCAGCAACAGTTTATTCAGGTTCACTTGGATTTGCTCGTAGCTTAGTTGTTAACAGCACCCAATGGGGCAACATTATGGGTTACAACGATAATGGTCGTCCAATCTACACAGCTTCAAACCCACAAAACGCAGGTGGCGCAGTTTCACCAGCTTCATTACGTGGAAACGTTGCAGGACTAGATATGTACGTATCTCGTTCTCTAGACGCATACACAACTGGTGATCAGTCAATGATTATCGTAAACCCAGATTCATTTACTTGGTACGAATCACCAAGATTGTCTCTACGCACTAACGTAATTAACACAGGTCAAATTGACGTAAATTATTACGGATACGGCGCACTAGCAGTTAAAGTCGCTGGTGGCGGAGTTTGGTTTAACAAGAACTAATAAACCATTAAACGTGTGGGTAGTTCGCCCCTGTGCTACCCACACCCTTAACGAGAGGAATAAGAAATGCCAGTATTAGTTACAGCTAGTGAGTTAAGAGCTGTTCTTGGCGTTCCTGTTGCTCTTTATTCAGACGCACAACTTGATTCAATTATTGAAACAGCAGAAGACGCTATTGGCGATTTTCTTGTACAACATAAAGTAGCAATTGAAGCACAACGCTCAGAAAGTACTACTTTAACAACTTTATATGCAACACAACCCCACAAATTTTATGTAGGACAAACAGTTACAATTTCAGGTGTTACAGGTCATAACGGATCTAAAGTAGTAGCAGATATTGTAGATATTTATACTTTTAAGATTACAACTACAGGTGCAACAGTTCACGAAGATTTACGTTTTCAAATCCCTAACGGCACAGCTTCAGTAAATGGTCTTGCACAATACAACGGCGTAGACGCTGTTGAAGAAGCCGTACTACAAATATCCGTAGACGTATTTCAATCAAGATTAGCTGCAGGTGGCACACAACAAGCTCTTGATTACACACCAGCACCATACAGAATGGGCAGAACCCTTTTGTACAAAGTAACAGGTTTAATAAGCAAATATATTGACTCTAATAGTCAAGTAGGTTAATAAATGCCTTTAAGTACCTTACGTGCAAGCCTCAAAAGCGCAATAACAGATAACACAAAATACTCTGCATATGATCACGTACCAGATATTATAATCCCGCCAGCAGCTCTAATTTTAGCTAGTGACCCATACCTTGAACCAATGGTTATAGGCAATAGCAAAAACTATTACGTCAGACTCACATTAGAAGTTGTGAGTACAACGTATTCTAACCCAAGCGCGCTAACAAACTTGGAAGACGATATAGAAACCATTCTGGGACTTATTCCGTTAAACTTTATAGTATTATCGGTAAGTAGCCCTAGAATTAGAAGCACTAATAGTACAGATCTATTAACTGCTGAAATACAACTACAAACAGCCTACACAGGCTAAGGAAGGCACTAATGGCAACAACAATTTTAAGTGGACGTAGTTTAACTTTAACTATTGCTACAGTTCAATACGCAGAACAAATTTTAGACTCTGCTATCAACTTTGATACCGAGCGTTTAACTTTTGACACTCTTGCAGGCAAAGCATTCAAGTACATTGACTCAAACGTGACTCTTGATATCAACTTCTTAAACGACGCTGGTAAAACAAGTCCAGGAAGTTTATACAAAGCATTATGGGACGCAACAGAAAGCGCACCAGATACAGCACTTGCTTTTGTGCTAACACTTACAACAGGTGTTACACTTACAGGTAACGTATTACCACAATATCCACCAATTACTGCTTCAGGTGCAGACGCACAAACTTGTTCAGTATCTCTACAAGTTGTAGGAATTCCAACCGAAGACCTAACAGCTTAACAACAACCAACAGAACAGGGGCACACAAATGCTTAAATTAAAAATACGCTGGGAATTAGAAACAGGTGAAGTTTATGAAGAGTGGACTAGACCTAATGAACTTGCCCAAGCAGAAAAAGAACTTTACAGTAATCGGTCAATCATTAAAATACTTAGCGAGGAAAGCAGTCCTAGTAATCAGCTTCTTTTATTTTTGGGTCACAAAATTCAACAACGTGTCACAAAGAAAAATGAAAGCATTGACACTTGGAAACCAAAAGTCACCGATATTGCAGCTGTTGATTTTGAGACAGCAAATTTTACCAAGCCCGATCAGTCGGGCGAATAGCAGTCGAGTTGGCAATAGCCACAGGTATTCCACCCGACTATTGGCTAAATGCAGATCCAGATATGTGGGCTACCGCTATAGACGTATTAAACGAGCGCGCTAATGGCTAAAGCAATTAGTCTTATACCAGTTGATAGAGAATATAAAGGTTTACTTCGTGCGTTTGGAAAAATGGACGATATTGCAAAAAATGATATGAAAAAGATTGCACAAGACTTAGCGGAACGTGGTGCGGCTTACGCTAAAGGTTCTGCTACTCGTGCACCATAAAATCCTAAACAAGCTGTAGCAGTTGCAGAAAGTATTAAAGTTTCTAAATCAGATAAAGCACCTTCGTTTAGTATTGGTGGTCGTGCCAAAGTTGGCTCTAGTGCTTTTACTGCTGGCTATGTGATAATGGGTAGTGAGTTTGGATCTAAGCAATACAAACAGTTTCCTAGACGTTCACCTTCTCAAGGTAGAGGTAATCGTGGTTGGTGGTTGTATCCTGCTATGTCTAGATTCCAACCAACTATAGCTGCAGAATGGTTAAAGGGTTATGAAAAAGTTAGAGACGCTTGGACAGGTAGAGTTTAATGGCTGACATTAGGACACTTAAACTTGCGTTACTTGCCGACACAAAAAACTTTATTGACGGCTTAGATAAAGCCGATAAAGAAACACGTACTTTTACAAACAAACTAGATGACGCATTAAAAGTTGGCGCGGCTGCATTTTTAGCAGTTGGCGCAGCTGCAGCTACTATGGCAATCAAAATAGGTGTAGACGCTGTTAAAGCCGCTATTGAAGATGAGAAAGCCCAAGTATCACTAGCTACAACTTTACGTAACACAACTAAAGCAACAGACCAACAAGTTAAAGCGGTTGAAGATTACATTGACAAAACAGCACGTGCCACAGGTGTAACAGACGACCAATTACGTCCAAGCCTTGACCGACTTGTTAGATCAACAGGTGACGTTACTAAAGCACAAAAACTTCAACAACTAGCACTAGATATATCTGCTGGTACAGGTAAAGATTTAGCAACAATCACAGAAGGCTTAGGAAAGGCTTACGACGGCAATCTAGGCGCTCTTAAACGTCTTGGTGTACCTTTAGACGCTTCTATTATTAAAGCCAAAGATTTTGACGCAGCTGTAAAAGCATTATCAGAAACTTTTGCAGGACAAGCCGACGCTGCAGCTGACACTTTTGCAGGTCGAATGGCTCGCATAAATATCGCTGTTGATGAAGCAAAAGAACAAATAGGGTTTGCTTTACTTCCAATACTTGAAAAGTTTGCAACAGTAATTACCGATACTATTCTTCCAGTTGTTGAACAACTTGTTAATGGTTTGACAGGCGCAGGTACAGAATCATTAACCAGAGCGTTTTATGATGTTGGAACGGGCACAGTAAGATTTGAAACAGATCTAAATAGTGCTCAAGGTTCAGCATATTTACTTGGTGAAGAATTAAGACTTGTTGCAATTAAAGTTGGTAATTTTGTAAATCAACTTACAGGCGCAGCTAATGACAAAGGTTTACAAGGTTTTCTAGATAAAATACTTTCAATTATTGACGCTATTGAAACTGCTATTGGTGCTTATAATCGTTTGCCTGATGTTGGCAAACTTCTTGTAAACCCTGCACCACAATTATTGAGTTTGTCCCCAGCTGTTAAACAAGCTACGGGTTCAGTAGTCAATATTTACAACAATATTAAAAGTGCTATAGATCCACAAAAAACAGCTAGAGATTTAGTTAAAGTACAAAACACCGCACTTGCAACAACAGGTTTAAGAGCCTTTGCAAACTAATGACGATTTACACACCAACCTATCGAATAACTATTGCAGGTGTTGTACAAACTTCTACAACTCTTGAAGACGCAACTATTACTTATGGTCGTAATGATTTTTTTGAAGCAACACAACCTAGTTATTGCAATTTAGAGTTATTAAACTTAGACGGCACAAGCCCAACAGTTGAACTGCTAGACACAATACTTATTGAAGTCACTAACTCAGCAGGTACTTACGTCAAACTATTTACAGGTGAAGTGTCAGGTGTTTACAACAGACTTGCAGGTGCAGGCTTAGGTGGTAAACCCAACACATTACAAATACAAGCTATAGGCGCTCTTGGTTTACTTGTTAAACGTTACGCTGGTTCTGTTGCTTACCCAGAAGAATTAGACGGCGCACGTATAACACGTATCCTTGAAGAAACTTTATATATTGCTTGGGAAGACATAAGCAACACACAAACTTGGAATGATTTTACAACAGAAACTTGGGCTAACTATGGTGTGCAAGGCATAGACACAATTGACGCTGGACGTTACGAAGTGCTTGCAAGATCAGCACAAGTAGAACAGGCTTACAATTTAACAGACGTTACACAACAATCAGGGTTAGGATATTTATATGACACAACTGATTTCAAAATTGGTTACGCAGACGCAGAGCGAAGAAGCGAAAACTATGCAGCTAATCTTATTGAACTTGACGCTAATCTTGTAAACGCCGACATACAAACAAGACTACAAACAGCAGACATTGTCAATAGTGTTGTAATACAATATGATGACCCAGTTTTAGAAGTAGAAGCACAAAATGACACCTCAATAAATAACTATGGTTTGCTTCAAGAAGTTAGATCTACAATACTTGCCGAAACAGCTGACGCTACAGAACAAGCTACAAACTTTGTTAATTACAGAGGAACACCTAAAACGTCTCTTGAAGAAGTTACTGTCAATCTTGCCCACTCAGATATGACAAATACTGTTAGAGATAACTTACTAGGTGTCTCAATGGATACCCTTTTGTATTTAGACAATATTCCAGTAGGGCTAATACCTGAAGGATATTTTGAAGGCTTTTGTGAAGGCTGGACTTGGACATTAGGACGTAATAACCTTGAACTAAGTATGTCTGTTTCTAACTCAATTTACTCAACACTTGATGTACAATGGGAAGACTACAACGCTTTAATTCAATGGCAAAACCTAGATAATGCCACTCGTTGGCTTGACGTTATTTAAGAAAAGGATAAACTAGAACAATGGCAACTACCACAAATAATGGGTGGACAACCCCAGATAACACAGCCCTAGTAAAAGACGGCGCTAGTGCTATTCGTACTCTTGGTCAAGCTATTGACACAACTTTAGGTGTATATCAATCACCAGGCTTAGTAAAAATTAACACTACTACTTTTAGTGCAGTAGCCAGCCAATCATTTAACAACGTTTTTAGTGCAACTTATGACAACTATCAAATTATTGTAACTAATTTAATTAACTCTACAAATGCAAACATACAATTTAGATTAAGAGTTGCTGGTGTAGATGCTTCTGGTGCTAACACTTACAAGTACCAAGGTTTTTATTCAGATGGTGGCACATTAGGAAACGAATCTTACAACACAACTCAATGGGGATTAGGTATTGCAAATACAACTCCAACTGGAATGATTGATTTTAGTTTATATGAGCCATTTTTAGCGCGTGCAACTAAAATGAAATCTATGGCTTGGGACGCACCTTCCGAACAAACATTGGTTTATACAGGTATTCATACTCCTACTACTTCTTATGACGGATTTACTATTCTGCCAACGGCTGGAAATGTTACTGGAACAATTAGCGTATTTGGGGTGGCAAAATAATGGCAACTGAAAAAATTATGATTGGTATAGATGACCAAACAATTGAACTTAAAGGTGCTGACAAGGAAGCATTTTTAGCAGATAGAGAAGTAACAGCAACAGCACAAGCACTACTTGAAGCCGAGTATAAAGCCAAACAAGACTCAAGAGAATCTGCTATCAAAAAGTTAGCAGAAATCGCAGGACTAACAAAGGAAGAAATAAATGCAATCCTTTAACTACAAACAATTTTCTTTAGCTGCAATTGCTTTTTTAGCAGCTTGGCAGGCAACAGACTTCGCCCTTGATTACAGAGCTGTACTTGGTGCTGTCGTAGCTGCTTCAATGGGCGCGATGAATCCAAATGTCAAAACCAAGGTTAAGTAAAGCAGCTGAGCAATTACGCTCGGAAATAAATACTAAGTATCCTAAACGCGATAAACGTAGTGACGGCTGGATAGGCGACACAGCACATAACGCACGTAAATCAGACCACAACCCAGATAAGAATGGTTGGGTACGTGCTGTAGATATTGACTCAGACCTAGTTAAAGGATCTAATAAAGAATCTTGGCTACTAGCCGAACAAATCAAGATGATAGCACTAAAAGGCGACAAAAGAATTAGTTACATTATTCATCAACAACGCATAGCCTCATCTAAACAGAATTGGGCTTGGCGTGTTTACAAAGGCTCTAACCCCCATATAAGCCATTTGCATATATCCTTTACTCAAGCTGGCGACCTTGACGGAAAGGCTTTTATCTTATGACCAAACCTAAAGCAAAGAAAACTGTTATTGAGTTACCTGACGTAATGGCAGGCGAACTTGTAAGAATCATTAACACAGCACACGAAGACGGCAAACTTAT